TGTTTTTTAATTTCAGTAGGTGTCATATTCCAGTATTTATTTCCAGGACCCCATGAGTGTCCTGACATTATTTTAGCAATAATATTATCGGCATCAAATTTTTCAAAATTAGAATGAACCAATGTTGTCACAGAAGTATATGGATTTGGAATTTCGGGTGGATTAATAATATATTTATGTCCTTCTTCAATAAATTGTATTCGTGTGTCTCTTGGATGCGAATTTTTTGTTGATAAAAATATTGTACAATGTATTTGGGGTTGATGTGTAGTCATATTATATTGTTTAAATGGTGTATTATACGATTATATACATCATTTTTTTTATACTCTTAATACATATACAAATAAATACTATGTTTCCATTACGTAATAAAACCAAAAGACGAGTGTTAATGAGGTTACCTAACCGAGTTAATAAAATAAAAACAACAAAAATATCTCGTCCGTTATTTATGTCATCCCGTATGTATAATAAATATGTTTCTATTGATAATCGGCAATCTAATTTAATATCTCGTAAGAAACACTATAAACCAAATAAAAATATACAGCTTGGCGTTATACCAAATACAATTCCCAAAATATCATTAAATCATCGTCCATCTCTTATGTACACACAAAGTAAAAACAGACGTACTAATTCCCAATCTCGATATACATTAGGTCGAACAATGAACCGTAATAGAAATCATAATAATTATACTCGAAAAATAAATCGAAACTTAACCAGTATGATGGATACTTTTACTAATACAACCGGGTGTAAATCATGTCGGGGAGCAGTATAATATTTAGTTTTCATTTTATGTTTTTTTTAATTTTGTATTTTTGTGTGCGTTTATGTTTGTTTTTTTGTGTGCGTTTTTGTGTGCGTTTTTGTGTGTGTTTTTGTTTGGGTTTTTGTGTGTGTTTGCGTTTGTATTTTTTGTTTTTTTTACCAGCTCCAGTGCTAATATTTGTTATGTCATTAATATTATCAATAATAGTTTTATGTTTTTTATAAAATGGACGAAAATGTTTAATAATTTTAGAAACAAGATGTTGGTATAAAGAACGAACAAACATAACATCTTTATAATATAGTATTTCGTCAAAGTCAACATGTTTGTGTTTATATGATTTGTTCATGTTATTAATAAATTCATTGAGTTGTTTTATTAGTTGTTTTGTTTCTTGAAATACACGATTTGTTATATAATCAGGTTTAATAAATAGCCGCATATTATGACTTGTTTTAGTTATATAAAGTTTAAAGAGTGTAAATACCTCATGATACTTATCTAATGAAATTGGTGTTGATGGAAGTTGGTTAAGTTGTTTTGTTGATGTATGCATATTTGTTTTGGGGGCAATAGGGAATTGAATATTATTAATAATAGTTGTTGGTGTGTATGTATGTGTGTTTAATGTTTTTTTTCTTTCATTTGTTTTTTTAATATTTTCTTCAATAAAATCATCAAAATCGTCATTAAAATGGGACATTTATTTTGAAATAGTATTAGTATATATATAATAAGTATATAAAGTAATTAGTTAGTTGTTAGTTATGAGTTTTATAAATAATAGTTTTGATAGTGAATTTTATTTATCATTTTATCCCGATTTAAAAAAAGCTGGAATAGATGAAACAACGGCTCATCATCATTATATAACATATGGGAAAAAAGAAAACCGTGTTGGAACATTGTTAATGCTAAAAGAGTGCGTTAAGAAAATAAATGATAATATTCAGAATGATTCGTTTCAACTTAAAAATATTCATGATGTTCGTCACGACACTTTAAATAATGAACCATTAATTAATATATTAGTACGAACATCAAGCCGTCCTAATTTATTTAAAGCATGTATGGATAGTATTTTTTCTCAGAAATATAGTAATTTTCGGGTTATTATTTGTTATGACACTGATATCAGTCTTAACTATTTGAATAATCAACTTACAAATAATAAATGCAGTGTGTTTAAAGTTAATAAACTAAATGCGGTGGAGCGGTCATTAAAATCTGAATATTTTTATAATTTATACTGTAATGATTTACTTAATATGGTTACTGATGGATATATTATTTACCTTGACGATGATGATAAGTTAACTACCCCTTATGCTTTATATGCAGTTCAACAAGCTATTGAATATAGTCCCATTAATTCCATGTATGTGTGGAAATTTGCTCGTCCTGATAAGATTATTTTCCCACCTAACTTTGAATGTGTTTCAATTGGCGAAATTGGTTCATCAAGTTTTTGTGTTCATCATTCATTTCCAAAACAGCGAAATATTATATGGAATGCTCAAAAAAATGCCGACCATAATTTTTTTACCAAAATGCTTTATTTCCCAGCCTTCCCAACTCCCAATATTATTGTAGTACCTTATATTCTTAGTAAAACCCAAAAAAATGATAGAATTGGTCACAACGGTTTATTGCCCAATACTAACACCCCAACTACTGATACTATTAATACAGCCCCTACTAATACCAGTACTACCAATACAAATAAAATAAAAAACGAGGACTGTGAGTTAAATAATGTTAGTGCTCCATGTTTAACAAATTTAAAAGAGCCAACTATTTCTACTTTTTACACAATATTTCCTCGGTTTAATTGGATGTTCTATGTAAATTTGTATGTTGATTTACAAAAACTAAACATAACAACCGAATTGTTAGCAATGAACCATTACTTATTATATGGACGACATGAAAATCGGCGTACTCATGAAATAGTTCAATATAACGAATACAACGTACGAAAAATTCCTTATCCAAATAATGTATTAGCTCAAAGTATTTCAATAGAGTATATTTTAACTTCAAATTGTTATGTATGGATTTCACCTGCTTTACAACATTTACGTGAACAGCTTATTAAAAAATACAAATGGGAAATTTTAACAGAATATACAACCCAAAAGGACAGTAATAAACAAGTTGTATTTTTTGGCGTTTATACGGATGATGATATATATGCTATATTGTCTTGTGAGCATTTGCCTCGTTATATTATTTGGGGGGGAGAAGATGCAAATATTACTAATTTACATTCTCGTCAAACAATTATTGAAATTTCACGATTAAAATCGTGTGTGCATATTTGTATTAGTGAGTGTTTATATCGTAGATTAATTTGGTTATTTCCAAATGCTCAATGTATATATGCTTATTTTAATTTGGTTGATAAGGGATTATTTACCAATAACCAATCACAACTAATTGATAATTGTGTTTATATTTATATTTATAATGGGCGTTCACCTGGAAAGGAAACAATATATGGAAAATCCATTTATGAAGAAGTTATAAAAAAACTGGCAATAATTAAACCTAATGTTAACTTTCAGTATATTTATAGTTCGACCAATCAATATCCTCATAATAAAATGCCTGAAATATATAAAAAGTGTTGTATAATGCTAAGATTAACTAAGCATGATGGAAATGCAAATAGTGTCCAAGAATGTGAGTCAATGAATATTCCCGTAGTTCATAATTTATCAAATTATGGTTTAAAATGGAGTACATCAATTGATGTTGTTAATCATATCTGTAATTCCCTTATTAAATAAAGTGACGCACATATGTTCGAATGAGTTGCGGTCATTTAAATGTATATGTTCTGAATTATACAGAAGTAATCGAAGACAAAATAATGATATACATTGTGTGTCCCATAAGGTTATATTTCGAATAAGCATGTTGAATGCCTTGGTTGGGTCAACATTTGCATATTGTGTTGCGTATTTTTTAGATAAACTAAATACATATGTTTTTATAGTATATTTGGTAAATTTAGTCGATACCCAATTATTAGGCCATAATTCAAATATTTCTAAAAGAGTATTAGTATATTGCTCAGCAATTTTTTCACATGTTTGATAAGTTAATCCTTCTGTTAAATATGGTGACGATGCATTAATTAAAGCTTTTATAATAAGTACGTCTAATGGGTCTGGTATATATTCATTTTTAGTTTCATTTTCAGTTTCGGTTTCGGTTTCAGTTTTATACAAAAGAATACTTGACATATATTTCCATCCTTTGGAAGAAGTAGCTAATCGAATAGATAAACAATATTTTGTTGGATAAATTAATATATCCCGTGTGCTATTACATGGAATAATTAAATTAGACCCATTTTTTAAAAACCTAAAAAGAGATATGCCGTGTTGATGAGCAATATTTACATGTTCTAATAATAAAAAGTATATTCTTTTGCAGTCTATATAAAAAGACGAAGTTGTTTCTCTGGTTATTCTTAAAAAAGAAGGTAAATCAGTATGAGTTGGATAAGATAAACAAGTTGTAGTAATTTGTATTGGGAATGATACTGGGTAATTTTGTGTATGTTTATCAATGCTAACGCAACTGCAAGGGGAAGTACTTTTTATTTCAGTAGGTAAAATGAATGGATTTTCTAAAATATTTGCCAAAGCATCGCATGTCACCAAATAATTTTTACATAAAAAATCAAATGGGATAAGTGTATGTGTTTGAACATTTGTAATATTATGACTGAATCCATAATCGTCGGATGTAAACAATACTTTTATTCTCTCAACATCAATATAAATATCGTTTAAAATAAATGCCATTTAATAATTTGTATTTTTATTTTATTAATTAAATGATTTAATATTGTTTTATAACAACCATAAAGTATGTAAATGTATTTTATATAATTGTTTATATATAAATGCAGTTTACGGAGTCTGGTCCAAATCCCGGTTATATACCACCAACACCACCATCTACCGTTTGGTTGTTTAGCCAGCCATATTTAAGTTCAACAAATAAATTGTATAGGAATATTATTACAACAAATTGTTTTCCACCTGGAGATTTAAAAAATATATGTGTACAAGTTCGCATACCTAAATTATCGCCTTTTAAAGGATTTACAAATACAAGTACAACAAGTAATTGTACGTGGGCATTTAAAAAAATAGATTGTAGTGGAAATTTAATTAATTATAATAGTGATATTCCATATATGGAAACAGATGACGTTCCAATTTTATTTCAGTATTTATCAAGACATAACTATACAATTGATACAGAAGTAACTAAAATGATGCACATGAGCAATATACGAGTAAATACTGACAATTCAAATCAGTTAATTTGTGTGGCGCGGACTGTTTAATATATTAGCTGTACTTATAGTCCATTTTCTTTTTTCCACTTTATAAATCCATTGCATTTTTTAATATTGGTCATGGGTAAAATTTTAATTGATACATTAAGTCCAACTTTTTGAATATCAGATAATTGGTCAACAAATGCTTGCACAAGTGGGTCTTTCATTTGTTCTTGAAGAAGGTCTGACAATGGTGGGTTTTGAAAATTGGTAGTTTTAATCATTTTTAAATTTATTTGTTATGTTATTATGTGTATTTATTTCAATCATTTTTATTTATGTTTCACATGTAATTTATGTGAAACATAATAAGAAATATTATTATTATAATATAAACTTGTATAAATTATTAATGCCCTCTTTTAATATAGATACATCCCATCGTAAAAAAACTCGTTCACGCACATTTAAAAATAAACGTACACAACTTAAAACAAAAACAAAAACAAAAAAGAATTTTAAATTAAACAAACATAAGCATAAGTATACACGAAATTCATTTCGTCGTCGTATTACTACCGGAGGAAGAGAACCAATTAACGCAACAAGTGTTGCTGCTCAACGCCGGTCTTTAGACAATCCTCGATTAGAAGGGACAAATATTAAAAAAAATGTTGAGGCCATAACAAATGCGGCAAATAATACAATTGAAACCATTAAAGACCATGGAAAAGAAGTTATATCATCGGGTGTAAAAAGTGGATTGGAATCTGTTGGTATTGATGTAATTGACCCAACAAAAGCCCAGTCTCAATTAAATAATTTTGGCAAATTAATGTCATCTGAAAAAAATCGTGAAAAAATGGTTCAAATCGGAAAAGATGTTGGAAAAATAGGTGTTGATGTGGCAGTTGAGTTATTACCTTTAGCAGAGCCACTTATTGATGAAAGTATTAATGTTGCATCAGAAGGAGCAAGAAAAGCAATTGATTCGGTTAAAGATACTGGGAAATATGCTCTAACTTCTGTTTTTGGGCCAATTGCAGGAGTACCATTTGCTATAATGTCAGCAGTTGATGCAGGTACATCGGTAGTTGATACTGGAAGTAAGGTTATTACAAATGTATCTGATACAATTAATGCATCAATTGATATATCCAATAAAATAATTGATGAACAAAAAGATATTGTTGAGAGAATTGCTTTATCTGCATCTGAATTTTCGAATGCTCAAGCTCCTTCTATTTCATTAAATGGGGGGAAGCGGGTGAAATCAAAAAAAGGAGGAGCGACACGAAAATCATGCTTAAAATCACTTAATAAATATAATAGTGTTCTTCAAACAAAAAAAGTTAGGTTTAATAAACTGTTAGAGTTTAACAGTCCAACTATTTAAATAAATTAATGGTCAATAAGAATTGGAAAAACATATTTATCAGGAGATGCTTGTAAAACTTCTATGTCTTTTATTTTTGTAGTGGGTGCAGTTGATATATTATGTTTATTTACAAAATCTTTATAGCTAAGTGTTTTTTTATTACTATTATCATAT